TGCAATTAATCCTGCTAAAAATATTAATACGTTTACAGCTCCCTTTCCTTTGTTCATATCTTGTCTTAAATCTTTTATATCCTTACGCATCTCATCTATAGCTTTGAATAATGTTTTCATTCTCTCTGCACAGATCGCTTCGTGTTTAGATATTCTATGACCTAGTGATGCTTGTACTATTTCTTCTACTTTTTTCTTTCTAGGCATTTTGAGATATTTCCTTACATTCAAATTTAATAACTATTTTATTTTTGTTAATGTAATCTTTATCCCATTCTTCTAATGCATTTAAATTTCTATATGTGCTTTGTGCAATAGCATAACCAGCATCTACACAATCATAATGACTATCAAATTGATAACCTGATATTGAACTGTTTGGACACAAATTTGTCATTGTACTGCACATATACAATATCAAAATATATTTCATTATTATGGTTTAGTAGGAAACTCTTTAGCTTCTACTTCTTCTTTTGTTGATAGACCCTCAGTTATATCTCTAAGGTCTTGTCTGTATTGTTTCATTTCATCTGACATTGTAACATCAGATAAAGCATAAAAATCAGTAGCAGATAACAAAGCATTTCTTCTTTGTCTTAAATCTGCGATTGCTCTATCAAAAGCACCAGCATTCCAATCAGCTTCTTCCTGATCTCTTTGTGCTTCTTCTTCAGCAGTAAGCTGTATTCTTTCTCCATTTACTAATTTATATCTTGGCATAATGTTCTCCTTATATGTTAATTTAATCCGAATAGCAATATCTGTCCACTATCTATATTTCCTGAAGCCATTTTAAACTGAATTGCATCAATGGCAGATGTTGTGTTGAAATATCCTGATGCAAAATCATTTATACTATAAGTTCCATTGTAATAATGATTATCTACAGAAATAAAATGTTTTACAAATGTAGTGCTACTAGGATTAAATAAGTGTAAAAATCCACTTGCACTCTCATCATTTCCATTACCTGTAGTATCTGCAATAGGTTGAAAAGATGTAGATTGTGCTAAATCTTTGTTAGTATTGTAAGCGAGTGAAGTTGCACTTCCATTTTCTGCGTGATATGCTTGAAAAAAAGTTGAAGTAATTGTTACACCATAACTTGAACCTGAGTTAGTAGAACCTTGAAATGTAAATTCTTGATTATTTGTAGCTGGGTGTATATTTACAAAATAAAAAATATATTCTTTATAAGTGCTATCAATCCCTGATGTAAAACTTAAACTTGCTGATGATGAAGCTGTTTGTGTTGCAATATGTGTAAGACTTCCAAGAGAGGATATTGAACCAAAAGCTGTTATATCTTTTACTGATCTATTATTTAATTTTACAATACTCATTAGCTTCCCTTTATTCCATAAAGTTTTATTGTTCCATCAAATGTTCCTGAATTAGCTTTAAATTGAACTGCATCTATTGCAGAAGTAGTATTTCCATATCCTGATATATAAGATTCAAAAGTACCTGAAGCATCTGCGGCATTATTTAATCTGCTTATAAAATGTTTTACGAATGTTGTTGATGATGGTTGAAAAAGTAACATTTCGCCTGATGAACTACGATCAGATTGACTATCCATTTCTCCCATATTTAAAACATGAAAAGAAGTGCTTTGAGCTTGGTCATTTCCTGTATTATATCCAACTTGACCATTCGTGCCATTTTCTTGTTGTGTTGCTCTAAATACAGTTGTTGTTTTGGTTACATTATAATTACTTCCGCTATCTGTGGAAAAATTAAATTGCATTTTAGCTGTATCAGTATCAACATGAAGATTAATAAATTTAAACAAGTAGATAGGATATGTGCTATCCAAAACAACACTTGAACTTCCATCTACAAAAGATATTGAAGAACTTGAACTTGCAGTTTGTTCTTTTATCAAAGTCATTTTACCTTGTGCTAAACTTCCTGGTGTAGTTATAGCTGATATAGAATTATTGTTGTGTTTTACTAAAGCAAAAGTCATTAGGTTACTCCATATAATTTTATTGTTCCTGAATCAATATTTCCAGCTAAAAATTTAAATTGAATTGCGTCTATAGCAGAGGTAGTATTTCCATAACCAGCAACAAAAGTATCTATTGCAGATTGATTTTCTGCATTTGAGATTCTTGACTTAAAATGTTTTACAAATGTTGTAGATGATGGATCAAATAAATGTAAAGTTCCTGAAAGACATTGATCATTATCATTCCCTGTATTATCAGTTAAAGTTTGAAACCCTGTACCTTGTGCAGTATCTAAAGCTGTGCTATATTCAATGTCGGCATAACTTCCATTTTCAAACGATATTGCTGAAAAATAAGTTGTAGTTTTTGTTACATTATAATTTGAACCACTATCAGCACTCATATTAAATAAAAAATCTGTGTAACTACTGTGACCTGGATGTATGTTTATAAATTTAAAAATATATTCTTTATAAGTCGAATCTATTCCTGAAGTAAAAGATATTGTAGCTGAACTTGATGCAGTTTGAGTAGATATTAAATTAAGACCCCCACCTGATATTGAAGCTGGGAGTTGTGTTACTTCTGAAAGGGAATTATTTTTAGCAAAGAGTAGAGTCATGTTTTACTCCTAACTTATGCCATAAAGTTTGAATACTCCAGCATCAACATTTCCTGATGTGAAGAAAAACTGAATACCATTTACTGCTGTTGTTGTTGACCAAAATCCACCAGTATTGCAAGTTGATGATCTCCCTGAATTATCAATATTAGAAGCTAAAATGTTAAAACTTGTGCTAAATGTACTACTTGATGGATTGCCAATATATACAATGCCATTTCCAGATTCATTATTTGCATTTCCAAAAGTGATACCACTTACAAGTAATTTATCATTTCCTGTGCTAACTGTTAATCCCTCTGACCCATTATCTCTTAAACAATGAGAAGAATATCTATAATTACTAGAGCTATCAAAACTAGAGCCACCATCTGTACTAACTCTTATTGACAATAAAACATCATCAGTTGCTGGATGAACATTACTATAAATTACTGCATAGTTTTGATATGTGCTGTCCATTCCAGTTGTAATATCGACTGTTGATGATGATGAAGCTGTTGCTGTTTGTAATAAATTCCATGCACCACCACCAGCATCAGCAAAAGATAATTGACCTATTCCTGTTGTACCTGACCCTGATACAGATGCAACTTTTAAAAATTTATCAGCAGTAACATTTCCTGTCGGTAAAGTTAGAGTGTATGATTGACCAGCCGAGTGTGCTGGAGATGCAATCTTAACACCATGAGAATTTTGTGAGCAGTTTAATTGTAAAGTTCCATCAGTAGTACCATCTCCTTTGATTTGTAATCCAGCCGCAGACGACGTTGATACAAAATTTGTTTTTGCATTTGTAACTGTTGCGTCACTTGGCACTCCTAAATCTAAAACATTACCTAGTAGCATTATAAAATCTATAACATCTCCTGTTGCTAAAGCAGATGCAAAAGTAATTGTTGAACCTGAAACTGTAAATGATGAGCCAGGTTTTTGTAAGATACCATTCAAAGATACCAGCATGTGATTTGCAGTTTCAGGTGAAACATTAACTGAGCCTACTTGCATAGTGTATGCAGCTTGTCCATTGACTACTGATATAGCATCACAAACTTGGAAGTTTCCTACTATTGGTTCTTTGCCGATATATGCCATAAATTATTCCTTTGGATATTTGTCCTTAACTGCTTTTATTGTTTCTTTCCAACCATCTAAACCATTATGATAGAGATCATCTAATTGATCTACTATTGATGGATATTCGTTTGCTCTATCATATTTATATTGGTTAGGGTCTGACCACGAATTAACTTGTGTCCAATCTATAGATATTTCTTTTTGGTCTTTATCTAAAGCGATAATATCTTCTTGTGTGTTTCCAAAAATTGAAACTGTATTATTATGTATTGCTCTTATAGCTTTATGTAAATCCATTATGCTAATATCTCCATAGCAGTAAAAATTGTTGCTCCATCATGGTCTGTATCGAGTCCTCTCCTACCTAAATATTGATAACTACTATTAATTTTCCACATGAACTTATATGTGATTGCACTTGTGCTTGATGGTGAATCGAGAAAACTCATTGATTGTGGAAATAAATGATATGTTGCGTTAGTGCCAGGCATACAAGGATTGTGCAATCCATTTACTCCTGTTGGAGTTAAATCTGTACTATCCCTGTTAAAAGTAAAAGCATGATTTCTTCTATTATCTGCACTTATACCTAAAGACCAATTACAAATTAAAAAAACTTTACTTGATGTTGCACTTGGAGTTATAGACACTTCAACTCCTGTTGAAACAAAACTTGAAGAATTTGATGATCTATTTGTAGTATCCACTGTTTGTACAACTTGACCAAGTTTTCCACCACCAACTAAACTAGCATCTAATCTTTTTAAAACTCCAGCATCACTAATTAAAAATTCATCTGTATCTGCTGGTGCAGTTGATAGAGCAGTTTGTCCTGTAATTACTGTTGCGTCTAAATCACTACCTGAAACAGGTTTGTTTGCTGGTGCTTGTCCAATATAAGCCAATTAAAACTCCTATGTAATTTCCATTACTGATAACGTGCCTGAAAGTTTATCAGCGACAGAACAATCAATTTGTATTTTGTCTCCAGCTTCTAAAATAACTTTAGAACCAGATAAAATTTCAAGTGAAGATCCACTTGGAATAGTAACATCTTTTACTAACATTGATGTACCATTGGCTACATCATTGTT